GAATCTACATTTATATTTGCAATATTAAGAATCTACATTTATATTTGCAATATTAAGAATCTACATTTATATTTGCAATGACTGGGTAATAGATGTCGAATCTAAAATTTTAAGCTATGGCTGCAATCAAGAATCTGGTTATTCTGAATCCGGCGGACAAAACACGGTTTTACTCCGTGGCTTCCGGTGAAGGAGCACCTGCTGACGTTACCGATGAGCTGATCGTGAACGTTAAGGATTTTCCCATCGGATCGCAATATACCGATGTCAGTGGCAAGAAGTTCTACGTCCGCATGGCGGAGGACAAGGCTGTCGCCGATTGGGTGGCTGTGAACGCTGGCGCATAACAAATCGGGAGGGAGTACGAGAGTGCTCTCTCCCTTTATTCGTTTTAGATGGCCTCTTTTATTCAATTACGTGGTGACACGATAGATCGGTTTCTCGAATTCGATCCGGTTCTGGGTCTCCGGGAACCTGCGCTGGTCTCTGTCGATGCAGAGAATGCGACGTTGTATACTCACATGAAAGTGGGTGATGGCGTGCATAAGTTCTCGGAGTTACCGCTTCTTGACTTAGGAGGGAACATAGTAAGCTACAACGACCTTAACGATCTGCCCTCTATCGGCGGGATTCAGATCAAAGGCGATCTTTCTCTTGAACAGCTCGGAATCGCATCTTCGGATTCCCTTAAAGAGCTTGATAAACAATTCGTTAAATCGAAGTCCATCAGGGGTGTAGAAGTGCTGTTTGACAGTGAGGCACCCATGCAGAACGATGACGTTATGTACATCGAGGTTGCTCAGACAAATGGCGAATGATCGGAGAATACAACAAATAACGCTCAATGGGAAAACGATACCTCTCGACCGAATCAAGAAGATAACTCTCAACGGGGAGGTTCTTTGGCCAGTAGAGGGTTTCGAACGACACGTCCAGAGGGTTATTTTCAATGGGGAGGTCATTTGGGAACTTATAACGCTTTACCTGAATATTGAGAAGGAAATCGTTTGGCTCACCGAATACAACGACTACGAGGACACGAATAAAGTTATGACGAATACGACATTTGAAGTCGTATAATAATAATAATAATAATAATAATTAACTGTTATGGCAGACGTAACAAAAGGTCTTATTATAGTAAGTCCCGGTAGCGGGTCGGGTGACACCACCTTACGGGTGAAGGCTAAGACCGCTAATATTGGAAACCGTGTCGCACAGGATTTTACGTTCACGGTTACGGCTCCGGGTGTTACTCCGAACAAGACTTTTATAGGCCGTCTTAAAGCGGCGGCGGAGTTCGTATCATTCGATGATGGTGCGTCGATGTCGGTTGACAAGACCGGTGGAACTGTGACTATCACCGGTTTGTCCAACTCAACGAAGCTCACCTTCTCGAAGGGGTCGGGAAGCATCATTGCGGCCGACATTTCTACTATAAAGTATCAGGCCAATGGTGCCGAGGCTACGTCCGGTACGGCTATTCCCGGAGACCCGGGCGCCAGTGCTAAGTACGTGTTTACGCTTACTCTCAGTGCCTCTGAGAATACTACTATCGAGGCACGTACTCAGCAGATAACCGTCACTGCTGCGGGTTCGCAATCGGCTACCATTACGCTTGCGCAGACTTCGGGAGACCCGTATCTGGAACTCAGTGCGGAGGTTGTCGAAGTCGAGCAGGATGGTTCGGAAGAGACTCTGCAAGTCACTACGAACACCACGTTCGCTGTTTCGTAATCGATCGAAGAATCGTTCACACAATCCATACGGGGGTGATTCCCCGTATGGGTACTATTTGGGGATATGGCTTCGCAGACGTTTTCTAAAAACTGGGGTGACGGAACCACGGATAAGTTCTACGTGACGTGGGACGATTCGGCGCTTCCGGGGAAGGTAACGGTTAAGGTTACGTCCGATCCCAATTACACGGGAGAACAACGAAGTGCACAGGTTGTATTCTCTACTGTCGGAGGTAGCGTGAAAGTAACCAGAACACTGACAGTAAAACAAAAAACGGATAACCTCGTCATTGCGTACTATGGGGATACGGTCGTTTCGATGTTCTCCGATACGAAGGCGGGTTTTCCTAAATCGTAAGACGTATGCCGCGATTCAGGGACATAAGCGTATTCATAGAGAAGTCTTCTTTGGATGGTTCCGAGGAGGTTCAGGTATCCGGTACCCAGAAGGCTAAACTGGTGAAACTCCTCGAACAGCTGGGGGAGAACCTTCAAATGTCTGTGCCTGACAAGGATCGTCAGACGTTCCCCGCACTGGGTACCACGGGTAAAGTTCAAGCGTGGCTCAGCGCTCTTGCGTATGCGTGCGGTATCAGAGAAATTTCTGATTCGGAACAGGATACGTTCCGCTTTCTGCATGGTGACAACGGGGATGCCTCGGTGTTCGGTGTTGTATTCTGGGACAGAGTGAATGCGGTAAAGGTCGCCGTGTTGTTCGCGGACTACGGTATCGGTGCCGATTTTGGGAATACGTTCCCGTTCGCTATCTACGAAGGAGGACAGGAAGCGTCTGCGATTCAGGCTGATATTACGGATGGCGCATTCATTACGGAGATAACCGAATCCGGTAAATGGACGCGAATGTTCAAAGTAAACTCCGAAGGAGGTGGTTCCACTGCCGAACAGATAGTGGCCGGAAGCTCTGGAAGTCCTCTCGATGCTCCGTCTGCGTATGTAGGGTGGAATCCTACGTCGATGAGTGTAGAACAGGCGTTGTCGATACTTGCGTATGCTGCGGGTATTCGAAGTGTCAACGAGGGTACTCTGTCGGCGCCTTTCCGAATCATCACGCAGACGACGAGCGGTTCGGGTCTTACGATCGTAAGCTACATGCCCGCCGATGAGGAATCTCTTAAATGGGAATTCGGCTACGGGTTCATCCGCATGTTCTACGCCTCGGGGAACCTTCTGGCGAACAACCCTACGGACAATGTGTTGCTCATGAATGCTGCATGGGAGAGCTACCCGATAAGGATTTCCGAACTTCTCGGGGTTACTCCGTTCGATCAACTGACCAGCGTGTCGTCGCTTACGGTCAAGGCCGGTGACAATATCAGAGCTTCCGCCTCGACGCTCTCCGTATTGGTGGGCGGGGCTAATGTGTTCTCACAGAATAACGAGTATATGAGGGACGCCGTTATCGTGGCCAATTACGATGCTACGGTAAGTTTCACGGCTAAGGATTCCTCGGTAGTCGTAAGAAAATCCGCTGATGTAGGTACGGTTACGGCTACCTCCGGTAAGAAGGTGTACACACTGCATTGGGCGCCCGCTGCCTTGCAGGGTGGAAAGGTCTCGAACTGGGAGGTATTCGTGAATGTAGCTGTATACGCATGATGGTATAGGTAGAGTTCCGAAAAAAAAAAACGATGCCAAAATTTGTAGACATTGATTCTCTCACTGAGAAGGTAAACCCTGACGGTAACGAACAGATTCAGGTATCTGACACACAGAAATTTGTGTGGAAAAACGCTCTTATGAATTCAGGTGAATCCATAGGGGCTATTTTGTCGTATGCGACGCAGTATGCGATGGGTGACACCACTAATCGAAAGACTATCATGTCTATGCTGGGGCAGCTGTTCTACAATACCGGTTCCAGAGCCGATAGCTTCTTTCGGTTCGTCTGCGGGTCGGTGCGAATCCCGGGTGGTACGCCTAAACAGGAATATTTCGGGGTCGTCTTTTATGATGACGATTACACGCGGACGTACGCTGTGTTCTTTGGTTTTGAGAATGGTGCTGTTCCGGTCACTTTTTTCCAGAGATCGGGAAATTACGTGACCGATTCTCCCGTAGACGATAACTTCGTTACGAACATAATAAACGGTACGTCGTGGACTAAACTCGGCACCCTTGATTTTACGGCTCTCCTTAAACAGACTTATGGAACCAATACGCAGTTTTTAGCTCCGGTACAAGGGAGCGAGGTATTGCTGACTACGACCATAGAGCGGATTTTGTATGCACTGGGTTTCCGCGGGGCGAACACCAATTTCCGTTTCTTGACGGGAGTAAACAATACGTCTGAAACATACTGGGGAGTCGCTTTTTACAATTCTGGACAGAGTAAGACGTTTACGGTGTTGTTCGGTATCGGAGGGAGTTCTATTCCAGTCGGTATGTACCAAAAAGCCGGTAATGTGACTACACAAAAATCAGTGGACGATGAGTTCATTCAGGATGTGCTGTCGACGTGGACTAAATCGTGGTCACTGAACCATCAGGGAACAATTTATACGTCAGACGTAGTAGCGGGTGACTCCGAAAATCCTATAATTCCCGCTACTACATTCGCCCTGCCTAATGTATCTAATTCTAAATTGGATGCGCTTCTGAATCAGATTCTTTTTTGTACCGGCATTAGGGGCAGCGGACTCAGCAGTAGAAATTTTCGTTTCATTAATGCTACCTATCTGGTTCCCAATACAACGAATAGACAATGCCACTGGGGTGTGGCGTGGTACAATAGCTACTATGGGAGAACCTATTGCATGCTGGTGAATACGGAAAAAACAGAGTCCCAGAATATCCAGATTTTTCAGAAACAGGGCCCTGAATTGTACGATGATGCCAGCGATGATGTACTTGTTGAGAAAGTGCTCTCTCTTAATACATGGTCTCGGGTAGTCAGTTTCGGGGGTACTTTACTTGCACAAAACGTAGTCGTAACTACTCCGACATTGTACGACGAGAACTCTGCACCAACAGTATATCCACAAGATCAGAACAATCTGCAACAATTAATTCAGTGGATACTGTATACATTAGGAGTAAGGTCTGACGTCAATGGGTTAGGACGAACCATGTTTATTGTTCACGGCAATGGTAACATTGGCATAATAACGTTGGATACCCAGAATACTAATAAGTATTACGCGCTTATATTCGGAGACGGGGAGTGCCTGCACTCGTATAGTATCGAATCGGTGGTAGTCGCAGAGTGGGTAGCTAATAACTCTTCTGATGTCGAGATTCTAAGTTCCATCTTGGAAAATGGAACCTCAATGGGTTCTATTCCGTTCGATATGAGTGTATTCGCTACGAAGTCATACGTGAAGCCGCATGACGGTATACTGACTACGTTTCCTTCTGGTGCGAGACTTATTATTCCGGGTGAGAATCTAACTACCAACGTAACATCTGGAACACTGACAGTTAAGGTTCCTGATCTGCTTACCGCTGCTGTGGATAGCGGCCCGTTCAGGGATGCCATTATAGATGTACCCTACTCTGTAAACGTCGTGTTTCAGAATCAGGACGGTATCGTATACAAAGCCGACAACGTAGACGGATTTACTGCTACATCTGGTAGAAAAGTGTATAAGATACATTTTGTCCCTACGACAACCTCCATGACCAGCATAACGTTCAGAGCTTTTGTTAACGTGGCAAATTGTAAGTAAAATGCTTACTACGGCTTTCTTCTCTCAGAATAAACGGGTGTCTACACCCGCGACTAAGAATATTACCTATCGGTTCGAGAATGCTTCTGGAATGAACATTACGATCATCCAGAGTAACCCCGAGAACCCGATAACTTCGCGACAGGTAGCGGTGTCGTCTGGCTGGACTTCGCACGAAATGTCCTCGCGGTTGTCTGCTGAGGGAAATATATCGCTGTTGTTGTCGGTTCAGTCAGAGTGCAATTGGATGCTCCGCATACGAGTGTACCTACAAAAATCTGGCAGTTCTACGAAGACATTCCTCGGTGGACTGAATGTCGATAAAAGTCACTATGGGGAGAGCACTCTTACAGGTACTACGATGGTAAACTTCGGGGATACGATCATCTACGAGATTACCCAGAATGTAGGCGTTATGACATCCTCTGCGGTGTCTGGAAAGTTCCCGGAAGGCGATGTGGATAATCCGTGGGCTATTGGTATAGAGAACTTGTACAACACTAACTACGTGGGCGCCACTCTGTCGTATAGACAGCCCTATGTGTACTCGTTGAACTTGTCGGGAAAGAATACTACAAGTATTACGTTGGAGAACTGTAATGCGTTAATCGACATATACCAGAACTACAAGGGAAGAGTGGCTTCGGTTAACTGTACGCACTCCGTCGCAAAGAATATCGGTTCCTACATCTTAAATGTGGGTTCATACAGCACTTCGTTCTCACTGTTTATGCAATACGTCACGGAGGCGAGTGTAACGCCTCCTACACCTTCAAAGGAGCCTATATCGTTCACGGTAGGTGTTATGGCTCACCCCGGAATGGCTGAGGTTACTATAATTATCTGGAACACGGCTAAGACGAAACGTCTCGCAGTAGTTTCATTCGAAAGTTCCGATCTTGAAACGGGGGCTTCGCAGTTGCTCAGCAATATTCCTAACGAAGATAACGGTTTTTACTTTGTGGATATTACCGGAAGCATCGTGCGTAGTGAGGAATTCGAATTCTACAACGGAGGCACCTTCTTGTTCTAACTCTGAGGAGGCGAAAGCCCTCAACATATCGTTCCGTTTTCGAAGGGTGTCTCTTTCTCGGAGGCACCCATTTTCATTTTGGCCGTTTGGAAATTAAATCGCTTTTGTCTATATTTGTTCAACACCAATACGAAACAGCCTATGGACGACAAGACCAGATTCGGTATCTTATCCAAGTACGGACGGATGCCTTCGACCGAAAACTCTGCAAAGCAGAAACCTTCGGGGTATCGATTAGTCGCGGTTGCCGGTACCCGTGAGGAAGTAGTACAGTCGGCTTTGCCGCATCAGTACGGATTACTGGTGTATAAGAAGAAAGAGCTTATGCGTCAGTCTTGCTATGCCAGCGGTCAGATACGTCTGAAAATAACACCTTACTACAATTGAATACATGTACGAACGCCCCCGATTATGCCAGCGGGGAGGACATAAAGCAGGTGCTTAAATCCGAGTACCGGTATTTCGGGACGATCGATGACGTCATGGAGTACATCGCCGAGCGAAAGGAGTTCGAGCGAAAATTGATGAAGAAGTCCTATCGGTTTCCCCACTTACATGGGATCATCTCCGATGACTATTTCAATGAGGACAAATAATCCGAGGGTGAGGAATAAAACGAGCCGGTTTAACACTACTATCTGCAACGCCCCCCCCAACGACTATTGGATGCTATGTAGTCGTCCGGTACCCTCGGATTTATCGACTAAATTTTCTATCTTTGACACATGGATATACGAATCAGGGAGGGGTTGTACCTCCGAAATATAGAAACTGAGACGGAAACTACTATTCGTCCCGCGACGATCGGAGTAGAGACGAAAGGAATCGTTTGGTTTCACGACGTGTCCAAGACGGTCAAAGTCGGATTCAGTAAAGACTACTGTAAGGAGGATAAAATGCTGTTTTCGGTTATTCCTACGATAGAGGACAGGGAAGTGTCCGTTAAGCAGGTATCCATGATCCTTAGAAAATCTCTGCAAGGAAAAGGCGTCGACGTCGATTCTATTGTAGAACAAATATACGCATTATGAATCTTAGAGGTAAGGTAAATGTGTGGGTTGAATCCTTGAAAGGGTTCGACTTGTTGAAAGGAAATCGCTGGGAGGGTATGCTCGCTACGTTCGCTATATCGTTCATTTGGGGCGTATGCTCAGGTATATCGTTTTGTGTGGGATACCAATTCAGGAATTACCTTCTGTGTAAACAGGTAAACTGGTACGACTTATACGCACAGGCGATAGGATGTGCCGCAGCGTTTGTTCTGGTGAACGGAATCCTTCTTGCAGTCAAGATACTGTTCTGACCGGAGATGCTATGTGCATTTGAGTTACAGCGTTTTTCATTCATGGGAATTTTCGAGGGTGTCGTCTATTGTGAAATCCGCGGCATCCGAATCTCCGGTCTTTATTGAGCTATGGTGTAATGGTAACACGTCAGATTTTGGTTCTGAAATTTTGGGTTCGAGTCCCGATAGCTCGACTATTTAAGTCTGTCTCGTTTTATAAGCTGTGAATATGCCTGCTAAGGAGAGCTTGCTTTTCATACGTAAAGACGTTCACTGGAAGTATGAAGACGAACCGACAGACTTCTTCGACAAGGGGTAGTATAAGAATAGTGCTTGCCCGTCAATGACGGGATAGGTGAGGGGTGAAATGCTCCCTCCCCCTTTTTAAGGGCCTTTAACTCAGTCGGTTAGAGTAGCTGACTCATAATCAGCAGGTCACAGGTTCGAACCCTGTAAGGCCCACCACATTCAACAAGTACACTATGGACAAATCGTATGCTACGCCCGACCTCGCCAAGATGGCGATGTACTGGGGTTTCGACAGACCGTGTTCTGCGGGAGTAACTGTAAAAGCTCCTGTTTTGTATGCTGAGAGAGAAACTTTTGACAGTGTTCCAGACGGGATTATTCCGATTCCTACATTGGAACAAATTCAACGTTGGCTTCGGGAGGAAAAGAAGGTGAACGTGTACTGCGCACCTATATTCGCTGACCCTGAATGGCTGTGGATGGCCTGTATAGATGACGAGGCCGTCACCGATTCTGAACCCTTTATTCGGAACGATCGTGAAGTTCTCAAAGTTCCTGCTTGCGTGCATACGCAATTGTTTAAAGATTATTACGATGCACTGACCCACGGCATAGCTTCCCAATTCGGTATTTGGCGTTATCAGAAACGGTAGCCATGCGTATCGCAGTCATAACGGCAGCCGGTCAAGGTACACGTGTGGGACACCCTCTGCCGAAACAGTTCATCAAAGTAGGCGGCAGTACCATCGTGGAGTACTCCATAAAGAAGTTTCTCGAAATCGGGTATGACCGTGTAATAGTAGCGCTTCCGGCTAAGGGGTTTGCCACGTATCGTGACATGCTTACGAATGATCCGAGAGTAGACTATATACCGGGAGGTCTTACGGCGAATGAATCCCGTTACATCGGGGTATCTCACGCTGCGGGGTATATTCGCGGTGAAAACGCATTTGCGGTCGTCGCTGTGCACGATGGTGTACGCCCTTTGTTCTCCCCGGTTATTGCGATTAAATGCACGAGAATGTGCGAAAACGACACTAACCGCGCCGCGGTGGTTCCCTACATCGAAACGGTTGAAACGATACGAAGACCCAACGGTCTGTATATACGACCGGTATACGAACGGGAGGTTCTGTGGAGACTGCAAACTCCGATGGTGTTCGATCTTTCGAGATTGAACGAGGCATACGAGAGGGTCGTTCGCAACGGAACCTTCGAGACGTATCTGACCGCCTCGGACGTGTACGAAGCAATGTACCACGATATGCGTTTCGTAGAATCCACGGTGCGAAACTTCAAGATAACTACGGCGGACGATCTGTCTATGGCCGCAATATTGCTTACACATGAATAACATGGAGAAGTTAACGTTTCCCGCGAATTACTTCGAAGGGGAGATACGACATGGGTTCTTTGTATCGGAGAACCGAAAAAAACTGTGGGCTACGGAGCTTGAACTGCTGCACAACCTCGCACGGATATGCAAGAAACACGCTATACGGTGGTTTCTGGATGGCGGCAGTCTGCTCGGTGCCGTAAGGCATGCCGGTTTCATTCCGTGGGACGACGATATAGACGTGGTTATGTTCAGAGAGGACTACGACGAGTTTATAAAGGTGTGCCTGTCGGAATTACCGGAACCGTTGTTCCTGCAAACGAACGAGACGGATCGGTCGATCTATTGCCACGCGAAACTCAGGAAGACCGATACTACGTGCATTCTGCGTGGTGACGCAGAGGCGCATTTCCCGTTCAATCAGGGTATCTTCATCGATATTTTCCCACTGGACAACGTACCGGAGGATGCTAAGGAACAGGATCGGTTTCTGTACCAGCTATCTCTTATCCAGATAGAGATGAAAATGCTCATGAACCGCTGGTGGAAGTTCTCTCGGGACGACTATCATGAGCGCGGTCGTATAGACTATCTCAAACAGACATACGAAACGCTCCGAAAAACGTACAAATACGATAGAACATCGGTGGCGGCTACTCTTGCCTTTCCCGGGAATAAGAACAGCGTGAAACGCAAGGATCATTACGAGATGGTGGAGTACCTTCCGTTCGAAAACATGATGTGTCCGGTTCCGGGATTGTATCAGGAAGCGCTCCGTCTTATCTACGGGGACAATTTCATGACACCTGTAATGGGTTCAAGCCAACACGGGGAGCTGCTAATCAATTTCTCCGAATCCTATAAGAGCAACCCTAAAACATACGACAGATTGTAATGGGAAAAGTTTGCCTTGCATGGGCCGAGAACGTACTGTTCGCCGATCTGGGACAGCTGCGGTGTGAAATTATGGATTCCTATCAGATAACGAGCGCGCACGATATGCACCGTATCATAGAGGCGCTTCGAGAGGGTTCCCTGCCGTTCAATGCGGTATGGACACGAACGGAGAAGTCGCTGGTACGTGAGTGGAGAGCGAAGAACCTACTGTACTCGCTCGGTCTGTTCCGGTCGAAAACGCGGTCGATTACATTCCGTGAGAAGCGAAGCTGGTACTGGATCATTTGCGATTCTGTGTTATCGTCGCTATATTTGCATGTGTAACTGCACATACAAAAACTTCTGCCGGTTCTCGTCCGCACAACAGAATCGGGGTCTTCATGTCATCGGGTGTTACGGGTTTATACGGTGCGGCTAAGTTCCCGTATTTTTAACCGACCCCGTTATGAAGAACGAAATTCTGGAAAAATTCCGAAGGCGCTTCCCCAATGAAAGAGCCTGCCGAAAGTATCTTATCGACGAAGTGTGGAAGGGGAAGGTGAAGTGCCCCTACTGCGGGAATGACCGAAAAGTCTATCGGTATACGAACGGGCAGTTCCGATGCGCTGAATGCCGAAAACTGTTCAGGATATTGACCGGGACAGTCTATTCCGGTATACGTCTGCCGCTGCGGAAGATATTCATGGCGATGTATGTGTTGTCCGTCAAGACGGATATGTCCGCACGTGCACTGGCAGCCATGATCGAAGTAAATAGAAGAAGCGCCGGTAAACTGCGCCGAAAATTCAATGAACTATACAACCATGAAGGAAGTAACGAAGGATGAATTCTTTGGGATCATCAATGAGGGCAAACTCGACGTACTGGTACGCCCCGAGACGAAGGAACCGGGACACTGGTACCCACACACTACGGAATTCAAATTCCGGGACGGTACCGTGTTCGGTAAAGTAGTTGAAGACTTTCACGACGGGGAGCATTATCCCGTGGTCGAGAAATACTACATCTCGGCCCCTTGCTTTGTGCGTACCACGGATATTGAGGAACGCACGAAGCTTGTTTCATGGCTCGAAAGTATCGGGTACACCTACTGCGTCGGATGCTTTAATGCGCGAAGCGCTATTAGTAGCCCGCTTATACCGTACATAATGGTGTCTACACGTGCCGAAACCGATTTTGTGGAGTGTCTGTTATATCGTCCTGACAACGGTATCGACTGCGGATGCAACGTTGGTTTATTCAAGACACTCGCTGCGATAGGACACTCCGATACTCTGGAACAGCAAGAACGCTCTATGAGAGTACGAGTGAAAATAGTAGCATTCGCTACCGACAAAAATGAATGGGGGAACGCTTATTGCAGTTATTGCCCAGCGACGAGATACTTTTTCGGTAGGGGCGATACAATAGAGGAAGTTGTGGCCGATGTGCAAGGACACCTACTTAATCTTTTGTGCCACAGATTTATACACAAAAACTTACTGAATTGTGGATGGACAATTACTGAAAATTCGGTGAAACCTCCCATTTTCACGGATGAGGAGGTCGTAAAACTCACTGAAAAATCCTACGGAATGACCATACCGGAACCTCTTATTGTAGAATTGAATGTAGAAGTTCCGAAGGTGTATAATCCTTGTATGTATGACGAAACAGGTAACAAGTATCGAACAATCGAAACGGCTTCTGGAACTGGGTGTTCCCGATAATAAAGCGTGTATGGTATGGGTTCCTAACTGGACGTTCAACGAACGGTCGAGACAGTTCGAACCCACCGGCGACTACAACGTATGCTTCCGATACGCAGCATACAAAGTGATGGAGGAGGAATTGACCCCTGCTTTCACGGTCGAGGATTTGCTGTGTGTGCTCCCTAAGATACTCTACGATAATCATGGACATGGGCTACCCATCAACATGACCACATCCACGGGTTCCAATTGGTGTTTGTATTGGGGGAACCCCCATACAGGCATAGGATGGAGAGACTCTAACTCTCTCGTAGACTTACTGACCGAGGCTATTGAATGGGTGGTAACGAAAGGTTACAAACTAAACGTATAGAATTTATGACACTGAATGAGTATCAGAAGCTCGCTATGACGACCTGCATGGAGAGTTGCAAGAATGACACCTACATGCTGTTCGGTCTTATGGCAGAAGTAGGGGAGGTCGCCGACAAAATCGCGAAGTGGAAACGGAAAGAAATCATCCGTATCGATGGGAGCAAGTTGGTATTTGTACAGGATGACCCTGAGGTTGTAGAAACGTGCCGGAAAGAGTTACTCGCTGAACTTGGCGATTGCCTCTGGTTTATAGCTGGTATCGCCTCGGTAATGGGGGTACACTTGGAAGACATAGGTCAACAAAATTACGACAAGTTGTCCAGTCGACAGGAACGCGGTGTCATCGACGGTAACGGGGATAACCGGTAAAAACAAATGCAGGTATGAAAGACATTAAATTCAGAGGCAAGCGATTCGACAATGGGGAGTTGGTTATCGGAGACCTGATCGAAAATCAAGGTCGGAGCTTCATTTACCACGCAACGAGTGAGAGCACGATTGAGGATAACGCTGACGGGCGTATCGTTATCGTTGTGGTAGAAGTCGATCCCGCTACCGTAGAGCAATACATAGGGCCGAAAAAACAAGATCGACATAGAGATAACTTCTGACGGTTGGAAGATCGACGTAACGGTAGACGGTAAAACGTATACGGAGCACCACGAGATGTCTGACGAGGGTTGCTTCGCTAAATGCGTGGAGGGAAACTTGGAGACTGCCGGTATCCCCGACCCCATCGTGTATGCTCTGGATGGCTTTTTCTGTTTCGACTGCGTGCGGGCACTCCGTGAGTGCGAGTAACAAACAATCGCACGAAACACTGTGGGTGTAGGAACTTCGAAAAAATTGCGTATATTTGGACAACCAATGATCGTACTATGGCACTTGATCCGAACAAAACCGACGCAATTTTAGGAGAAGCTATCAAGGAACTTCTTACTGACGCAGGTGTTGAAACCCCGATACTGGGTTCTGCGTTATCCGACCAGAACAAGATAGACAGCATTCGTGACGACTTCGCGCATATCATGCGGACGTTGGGTCTCGATATGACCGACGATTCCCTGAAAGATACTCCCGGACGTATCGCTAAGATGTTCGTCCGGGAAATCTTCTGGGGTCTCGATTATCGGAATTTCCCCAAATGCACGACAATTGAGAATAAGATGACCTACGATTCCATGATCGTCGAGCGGAATATCAAAGTTACGTCCAATTGCGAACACCATTTCGTCCCGATCATAGGGTCGGCTACGGTAGCATATATACCGAATGACCGGATTCTCGGTTTGTCGAAACTGAACAGAGTGGTCGAGTTCTTTGCACGCCGCCCGCAGGTTCAGGAGCGTCTCACGGAGCAAATCCACATGGCGCTGACGCATATTCTCAATACGGAGAGTGTCGCGGTGGTGATTAAGGCTGAGCATCTGTGCGTAAAATCCCGAGGTGTTGAGGACGTAAACTGCGATACGGTTACGTCTAAACTGGGAGGTGCCTTTATGCAGGGTACCACCCGCTCGGAGTTCATGAATATGCTCTGGTAACATGAAGACGGAAAACATATTCGGTGTAGAGGTATCCGAGGATGTGTTTACCACGGAATTTTCCTGCGACTACGATGTGTGCAAGGGCGCGTGCTGTTATTCGCCGCTTCCGTCCGGTTCGAAGGTTCACGCCGTAGGCGGTGGTCTGACGAAAGACGAGTATGCGGAGGTGCTCGACCGAAAGAAAGATATTGCGCAATACGTTGCACCGGAGATGGCCAAAAAGTTTCATCGCTGCCCTACGTGTCAGTGGAATACTGAGGAAGGTGTCACTGAATATGCGATGGAGACGTACAAAGGGGTGGTGTGCCTGCTGTCCCGTATGGACAGGGGATGCTGTGCAATAGAGGCCATGCACGAGGACGGTAAGGGATTGTCCTTCTCGATTCCGGTAAACTGTTCGCTTTACCCGCTCGTGTATGACCCCGGAAAGAAACGGCTGTACGTGTCCCATCTGTGGGATGAACAGTGCGGGGCAGCATACGAAAAGGGTCGCAGAGAACATGTAAGGGCGTATGAATTCGTGAAGGATTCCATCCTCAGACTGTTCGGTGAACCTTTCTACGAGGAACTGTGTAAACGCGCAAAAGAGTACGAGAGATGATTACGCAATGTATTTCCATAGCGGACGTGACTATCTGGCTGACGTGTGCGGTGGTGCTCGCAACGGAGGTGGTCGTCGTATGGCTGAATAGGAGGTATTCGAAACTTCGTAAAACGAAGGACAGCGAGTACTTCACCGACTACACGCACGGAAAGCTGACGATGCGGGTATTCAAAAATGAATTCGAATTTCAGGCGAAAAAGGACATTCCCTCCGGTAAGATAGTAGACGGGGGTGTCCTTTCCGCCTTTTACATGTGGGTTTTATTCGAGGAGTAACTATGGCTATTATCAATGAAGGGACGATCGCCAAACTGAGACGTTTGGCTGCGTCATGGCAGGGGTTCAACATCAAGATGCACCAGTATCACTACAATGTAGTGGGTGAGACGTTCGACGAACTGCACAAACTTTTCAAGGAGCTTTACGAGGAGGCGGACGCACACTACGATGCCGTATCCGAACGTATGCGGCAGATCGGTGAACGTGTCGTATTTTCGTGCGCCGAACTTGCCGAACAAAGTGCGGTAAACGACGAAAACAACGCGAATACGCCGCAGGAAATGCTGCGTGGTACGATCGACGCCTTCGCTGCGTTGTCGTCGCTGCAAACGGAGATTTGGTTTGAGAGCGACGATCAAAAGGACATCGTGACGAACGACCTTATGGTGCAGCTCAACAAGGCGGTCGAATTCAAGAACTGGATGGTGTCCGCCCAGTTGGGACGTGAAGTCGAACCCGTAAAGTAATCGATCATGAGCAAGAAAGTATTGATCTGGGTAGGGGTCGTTATCCTTGCCCTCGTCATTGCGGTAGTGGTGTGGAATATCCTGCCCACGCAATTCCGCATTGTGTCCACGATCTCGTGGGTTATCGGTGCCGCCGTAGGCGCCTTTGCTATGTACAAGGGCTACAAGTGGTGGCTTGCGAACGTGAAGAACGATGGGACGGTATCGTAACAAACAGGTATTCGTCGAGGCCGTCCAGTACGACGGCTATCATACGGGGGAACTGCACGAGTTGTGCGGTGACAAATTTATGGAACCCGTAGAGAGCGGGCACGCACCTTTCGTCCGTACCTTAGAAGGGGACGTGACCGTTTATGAATGGGACTACGTGGTGAAGTACGCCAACGGAGACCTCTGCGTTCTCAGGGCCGATCAGTTCGAACAATCCTTCGTGGAGGTGGGCTTCGAAGTGGGCCTTGACTTCTCGAAGGCACTGCGAATACTCAAAGACGGCGGTTGCGTCGGCAGAGGGTGCTGGTTCGATCCTGATTTGTTCGTATTCAAACAGGTTCCGGCGGAAATATCCCCCGAGATCGTGCAGAAGATGCAGTCGTTCCCTAAGAGAGTAAAAGAGGCGGTCGCCCAGTACGAGGTGCCTCTGCGGTATGTGGATCAGTGCTGTATCTGTAACCGAAAAACGGGTAAAGTAACTTCTTGGGTTCCCTCGTGCGAAGACATCTTCGCGGAGGATTGGTATCGTGTGAGATGAAAACATTGAAAGCGATAGCGTATGCTCTGTTATACGTCTGGCAGTTACCCCAAAACCTCGTGGGATTATTCCTGCTCCTATACTACCGTAAAGAGTGCAAGGTACACGAGGAAGACGGAACCGTGTTCTATATCGTACCGTCTGTGCGAGGAGGCTTTTCTATGGGAAGATACATATTCCTGTCGAAGCGCTCCTTGTTACGAGAACCGGTGTATGACCATGAATACGGACACACACGACAGTCAAGATATTTGGGGCCGCTCTACCTCTTGGTAATAGGTCTGTGCAGCGGAATACACTGCATGCTGTACGACGGAAAGGGCGGTTACTACGATTTCTGGACTGAACGGTGGGCGAACAAACTCGGTGGAATACCGGGATACGCCGGTGAAGGGAAATTCCACGAGGAAGGTTACATACATACGGTCTACGAGAAACTGGTCGCTATGACCGACCTATTCAAGTAGTAGATCGAATTAGTCTTACAAGAGGTGCTTCGTGATCGGGGCGCCTCTTTTATTTTAGGTGGTTGCAGAAGTAACTCGCATTTCGTATATTTGCTATAAACCCGTGAAAAATGACGATCGAAAACATCAACACCCGCAAGGAACTCGAACAAGTTATCGAGTACGCGGTGAGCAAAGCGAAATGTGTACAGATACAACATCGTGTCGTAGGGTACGCTGTAAACTCTGTGGAATTCTACAAGTATGTGGGTTACCCGTGTCACGTGAATATCGTTTTGGGGAGAGCCGTTTACATCGTGGAAGGTGCGTACTGTACGACGTATTTCGGGAAGAACGTATTCCCGTATGCTGAATTCGCGGAATTACTGCTATGAGCGATCCACTGAACGAGCTTCTTATCATAGGGCCGCTGGTTGCGAAGATACAAGTGGCCGATATATTGGATTGGGTGTCTCCGTTGTTCTCCAATGTAACATACAGAGACGGGGAACGCGACGATCTGTTCATATCCACGTATGCGTACAGAAGTTTGGATAGACTTCTCTTGGTGGACTTCCCGAAGGATACTTCGTATTTCGTTATCGCGGAACGCGGGACGCTTATCGGTGGTATTCTGTGGGAGGGAACCCGATTCGACGGTAGAAAGCTGATAAGTTATGACGATTGGTTAGACGTGCTTAAATGCAGGGGTGTACTCAGTATAGAGGAGTTCACCAGTCATAAAGTCACGATGAGAAACATTCTCGAATGAAACGAGCGCTGTGTTTCGTCGTACTGATCAATAAGGAGGCGAAGACGGTTTTAGACTGGTTGCTATCCGATAAGTTTATACGGGGTTTCCACATGTACGATCTGCGTAGCGTAGGAACTTATGCAGGCAGCATCGATAAAATGGAATCCTCCGTGTACACGATAGTCGTACATAACGGGAAGGCAGAAGTGTTCGGCGATATAAGTTCGGCTGTGATTAAGTATAAGGACGACAATCTGGTGTTCCTGACGTATGCCGAGTGGGAGGAACTTTTCGACGGTACGAACCCGAAAGCGGTGCTTAAATAGACGGAGCATTACCATGATAACGAGCAGAAAGAACTACCTATGTATAGGCCCTCTGACGGCTACGGTACATGTGGCTGACATATTCAAGTGGGCTACCGATAGGTTTACTAAGGTAACATACCGGAGTATACACGACGAATACCGTTACATAGATCCTCGTGTGTTTACGTTAGAGGAACTCCTCAAAGAGGACATACCGAAAAGCACTGCGTGGTTCGCTCTGCGCATACGTGAAGGCGCCATGTATGCGGTACTTACAGAGATACGAGTTACAGAAGGTACGATTATCAGCTACTACGAATGGGAAGACCTTCTGAAAGAGATTCGATTGTCCGAGATTCCTGAGGTACGAAAACATCCCGTAGTGGAATGGATGACGTGGTGATGCGAAGGCTATTTGCAACGTGTAACCGGTCGAAATAAGCACTTAAATATATGTAAGTACCAAAATGTATTTTTCGCGCGTAAAATCGCGGCTGTATTACGGCTACGAACGTGCGCAACCGTCCGAAATAACACGCAGGGACTATGCGACAGACGGTTGAGACGCAGTACACGTGAAAGAGTGCCTGTGCAAGTGATGGGAGAAGGGGTAAAAACGCGGTTCCGTGTGATACGGGCGGAAAGTGCGCGTACGAACGGATGCGCGGAATGGTGGATACACTATAAGTATACACTATAATATACAAATACGCATAACTACACACACACACAACTACACGTGCACGCAGATGCGCGGAATGATATTTGTGTATCGTATAACATAGTAGTATAATATAAGTACATAATACTATTATGTAATGAGTGTACAGAGGTGGCTTACCTCGTCGAGGTATCTGCAAGTGCTTCTCTGGGTAACGTAGTACCCGTGCAGGTGTATGTACGCATTGATGCGTCGGTATACGACGTGAGTAAGATGTATGTAAGTAATCGTTCGGGTGTAATGTATGCGTAATCGGTGTGTGTAGGCAGTCACTTGGGTAAGGGGTAGCCAGATGGATAGGTAGCTGGGTAGCCAGTTATCTGTGCAGCGTAGCTGCGTGTGTGCGTGCGTAGTTATTGCGTAGCTGTAATTGTAGTTATAGTTATATTACCGGCCACAGGTAATTCTACGTGTGTAATTACGTGTAGATAATTAGTTATTGCGGCCAATATACGTAGTTACTACGTGTGTAGATAATTACCGGCGCAATTTGCGCGTAGTTCTGTGTGTAGATATACGTGTAGTTATTGCGCAATTACTGTATACAGTTACACGTAGAATTATATGCGGCCAATTACGCGCGTAGTAACTACGCACAGTTACTACCGGCGTTATATATATATATATATAGGTATGCGGCTTCTTGTACATGTAACTGATTATGACGAGTTACGCAGATTAATTACGAAGACTAATTTGCGCAACACGCTCAATAAGGTTTATTACCGTGGGCATTCTTATACGCGCGAACAATTATCTACACTGAGGTTAGATTTCCCTTTGTACGCGGTAGTACTCAGTGACGAGATTGTGCTTATGGGTACACCGATAGAGAGTAGGGTGACAGTATCCGTAGATGACTATCTCGATCTATTTGCGTAATTACTGCGTGTACGCAGAGGCCATTTTGGGCTAAAATAGGGGTAAAATACCCTAATTTGGCCTTATTTAGCGTAGTTACGTATAACTGTAAAATAGGAAATAGCTGATTATCAGCGATATACTCAGTAACGTGTATGCGTAGAATAACCGTCTGAGAATTTTCTGTGTGGGCAATCCCCCACGACGCTTCCGTACACGCGATTCTCAGAGGGTTAATTATGGTTAAAAATCGCTGTAACTCGCACAGCCATTGTACGATACGGCGAAAAATCGATGATAAAAATTTCGCGGATTCTGGAAATTCTGGAAGCGCTAATTAGCGTAATTACGGCTAATTTTACGCTAATTACAGCTACATGTAGCTAATTGCGCAACTCATTACGCATGGGTAACTGTACGTGTAACTACACGAGTAAGCATGTAAAAGGTTGTGGGAACAAATAGGAACTCTACACATGAAGAATTTACTTACACGATTAGGCGAACAATACGTGGGTGCGAATATCTGCGTAGACGTAACAAGTAACAGCGAACTGCGTAGAATGTTCGACGCGCTGCTCAATGGTAAAACTACAATGATAGATTACTACACTACGTTCGGAAGGGCGGTAAAGTACGGAACTAACTTTCTGCTCAATGACGCAGATGTAGAATATCCGTGTCTGCTCAGTATGCAGGACGGGGAACTGTCTCTGCACGCGGGTTATATAGTTCCTGATTCGCGCGTTTTGTCGGTAGATGATTTTATTGAATTATACTTATGATAATACGTGCGACTACAAAAGAGGAACTGCGTGAAGTGCTTAACTACATGTGTGCACAACTAAGACAGACACGGGTAAGAGTGGATTTGCCACGTATGGGGCCTCCCCTCCATACGGGGTACGATACGGTAAGCGTTGCGGCGGAGATTTTCCCAGTCATCGTACTATGTAATGAAGCGCATGGGATACATATAATGCCCGATTCACCTGCGGTGCGCATATTGACGTTCACTGACTGGCTGGATGTGCGGCCGTAATATGTAAAGGGTGGTGTCAAAGTAAGCGCATACACACGAAGGCACATTACACGATGGCCGCACAGAGGGGTATTCTGCTCGTGCGTGTGAGCAGAAAATGGCCCCCACCCCTTAAACGGGGTGCGTGCCCGAGAGGGTTGCGGGTGGTCCGCTTAGGTTACAGAGTAGAAATCACAGACTGAGCCATTTCCCGCTTAGATTACAGATCAGATTTTCAAGAACGAGACATCAAAAATTACGGTTAAGTCATAGAGTTGGTTTCGTAGGTCAAGACATGCCCGTACTCGTTATGGTTAGGGTATGTCTTATTGCTGCTGTATTATGCAACAGACTTGTATGTGCGCGACATGTATAGAAATCGACGTTTCGTATACACGACGTGCGGTATATGTATAGAAAACCCCCTGTTCGTATACATATTCCGCCGGTTGTTCCTATTTCGTTATAGTTTTCACGTACTTTTTACCAATTTTTAACGGCCTGAAATTGAGACGGTTACGAAAATAGTCTGTATATTTGCATAACGATTAAAACGATATGAGTATGAAAAACGCATTGGCATTATTCATCGGAGTGGCGATGATGTACAGCTCTAATCTGGGTATTATTTTCTTGGGCGCCGTCGTTACGGCGGCTGCAACGGTCAAGATTCTGGGGGAGGTGTTCGAATGACGGTTTATGTATATGGAGAACCTGTCCGTGTGCAGGGTACTCTGTCGGACGGTATGTATGCTCACTCCTATGTAGCGGAGTGGTTGGTGAAAGAGGGTGCCGGTGAGTATCCGGCGGTGCATTATTTCATGGAGGCATCCGCGGGGATGGTATGTGTCAGGAACGGTATAATTACAGAGGTATGAACGTGGAATTCATTCAACGAACCATTGAGGGCTACGGTCGCGTGGAGGATGTGATCGTAGACGGGGAGAAACTTACGCAGATCGCTGTATCGTATCTGCGCGACGGGAGAGGACGGTGGGGACACTGCCTGCACTTCTTCGGCGGCCCTGCGGACGGCTGCACGAGAACCATTAAAACATGCACGCTGGTGGATACGCCGCGGGAGGTGAAAGTGCGGTGTCTCCGCGAAGTTTTACGGAAGAAAAACATACGGCTATGAAAATCGAACGCATAACTAAGGAACAGGCGGAGGTTATCGCCCGCCGATTCGAAGAGGTGCTGCGCGCGACGGCGCGACGCATGGGAGAACTCACAGTGAAGGCGGAGAACGTGAAGTTCGCGCTGTCTGAGATGTCCGTGACGTTTTCGGTCAAAACGTCTGTGGTCAGCGAGGAGTTCCCGCACTACATGTACGACGGTTTCGCAGACAGGGAAGGCGTGGAGTACGGGGAGCATTTCGTCGGCAGCCGGTACAGGGTAAAGGTCGATAAGTCTTACCAGATAGTAACGGTTACGGGTGTGGACTTCAAGGCGCGAAAGTATAAGGTCTGCATCGAAATCGATAAGAGAAAATTCCGTATCGCACCGGCGGCACTGAGGGGCAACATGCTGAGAGACCGCCCTACGTGGGAAGACTTCGCGCTGTGGTGCCAGTACGACGGGGACGATGACCGGCTGATCGGTGACACGGTGGACAGGTGGGACTTTACCGAAGTCTATATGAACAAGACCTTCGGGGTGACTCGACTATCGGTGCTCCGCGAACTGCTTGAACGGTTCCGACGGACGGAGCCATCCCCGGAGAATGTTCAGGACGTCGCCGATGCACTGAAACGGCTGTCGATGGAACCGAGGAGTGAAGCGCTGCGCATTGCGGTTATTGAACAATTGAGGAGAGTATTAAGATAACATATATATATATGGTACGTGTAATTTACGAAGGGTTCGACCGGAGGGTGCTGACGGTGCGAATCGAAGGGGCGCCCGAGGGGGCGGCCAAGATGGTGACGAAAGTATGCAGGGGGGAGCGGTTCCTCGATGCGGAGTTCGTGTCGGTGCGAAAAAGCGGCGAGGTGTTCTTTGCCTCGTGGCGGCTGACGTCGAACAAATTCCCCGTGCTGCATGTATTCGATGGAGTGCGGTATTGTTTGCAACAGGATATTAACAAGAGGTTATGAACGAAGAAATCAAGAGAGTGTTCGATGCGTTCGATACACTGGGAACTACGGAGGCTTACGTGTTCTCCTACAAAGTAAGAGGGAGAAGAATGTATCAAGTCAACCGCAGAGGCGCCGGTTTGCGGCAGCAACCTCTGACGGTCGGGAAGGTTACGGTGCCGTGCGGTCTCGGTATGACGGCGGCGCAGATATTGAAGTGTATTTACGGCAAATGATTATGAAAGAGATGCTTGAACCTTATGACCCGGAGTATCTCCGTGGTGACGCTGGGGAGAACCCTTACAGACTGTCCGCGAGGGAGAAACGAAGAATACGTGCACTGTCGCGCGTGGAGAAACTATTGAAGCGGAATATGATCCCGCACACGTGGGATGACGGTTATCGAGTGGAGCGATGCTTCGCGTCGTATCGCGATGTGCGGTATCTGTGGGTGACGGACGACGGTACGTTCTGCTACGGTACGAATGATCAATGCCTGTGCGAATCCGCCGACGTTAATACGGTATTCGAAGTGCTGCTGCGGTGGTGGTCACGGTAGATAAATATCCGTTGTTCCTATTTCGTTATAACATTGTGGTAATTTTTACCAATTTTTAATGGACTGAAAGTGAATAACTTAATAGAATATTCGTATATTTGCATAACGAAAAACCTATAATAAATTGCTGCTATGAAAAACGCTAAGAAGAATGCACGAAAGAACGCACAGATCGTATTCAATCCTATTTTGAGCGAATCCGCTATGGAGGGAACCAGCCTTAAACTGCGTTTCGCCAAGTCCGTAAATCAGAGGGTGCTCAATGACAATATCGAAAGTCTATTTAAGCGGCGTCTGGTATTGCGTTGCAGTGCGGCCAGTGATTTCTACGGTCGCGGAGAGTTCGCGGTCGAGTGCAAGTGCGACAACGAAACGTTCATCTGTACATTATACGCGAGGTACGGTCAGGTATGTATCGGTGCGGCGGCGAATACGCCGGCACGTGTCGTTCTCGCGCTGTCCGACGCGGTGCGCGGTAGCGAGCCGGCGCAGTTCGAGATGTCTACGCTGCCCGATGATGAGACGCACGGTGAGGTGCTGTCTCCTGCGGTCGAACCCGTTCCGGAGGTGGTGAAACCTGCTGCTGTGAAATCGGCCGAGGAGAAACCCACGAGGTTGTCGTCTACGAAAAGTCTTACGGAATCGGTCGAACGAATTCTGCGCGAGTTCGACAAGGTGCTGTTCGACGATATGGCTACTGTTTACGAAGCTTATCTCCGTGACGGTGACTTTGCGGAGGCGCGCGAACAATTACACACGCTGATGTGCAAGACGTTCAAGAAAATCCCGTTCGACTTCAAGGTATGCCGGTACACGGAGCGTCCCTTCGGTGTGCTTATAGACTATTACGGTCTGAAATTCGGGTACAAACTTTTCATTAAAGACGGTTTCGTGGAGTCGAAGGTGCTTATAGTTAGCAGCTGCGGTATGTAAATATGTTCTAAAAACAATACGAGCAATGTACGCAATCCCCACAATTTCGACGGTGGCGGCTATGCCGCGTGCCGAATTGATCCGGCAGCTTGTTGCGAAGGGCCGGTATGCGATCCCCGATCTTATCGAATGCTGCGACGGCGTGCTGTGCGTGCGGTATCTGCTGCACGCCGCACCCCCTGCGATATTCCTGCCCTTTTTGCGTGAGTTCGCGCGGCTGAACGGTCTACCGGCTAATGATGCGCGAACGACGACGATATGCTATGAATTACTTGAAAGATCAATCCAATAAACACGACGACGATATGGCACACGAAATTGTAACGACTACGACAGGACAAGTAGTAGAGATCGACACCGACACGAAAAAATGCAGGAAGATTCTGCACGATCTGGCAGACCTTACCATCGAAGATGCTGTCGATGCGTTCAGTCTTAATTTGAAGGTATACCAGCGGTATCTGAAAGATCACTTCCTCGGTGAGGAATGTCCGATCAAAAAAGGCAAACTGCTGTTCCGCGGTTTCAGGATCGGCTGCGACTCCGAAAGCGGTTTTACGATGATCGACACCAACGGGGGCGCATACGCCGAAGTCGATACGCCGTTCGAGGGAATTCCCACACCTAAGGAACTGGCTGCGTTCTTTGAGAGAAAAGTGGTGCATCATACCGCCGACGAGCTGGCGATCGCTGCCGAACGGGGACGTAAACAACTCGAAGCCGAACGGCGGCGTATCGAAGTGCTCGACGGGGAGCCTGACTTCGAAGTACTGCGCAGGAAGGTTATCGCTAAAATCGATGCTATCAACGAGGGGAAATCCGTAAAGATCGATCCCGTGACCATACCGGATATGATCCCGTTCCGACGGTGGAAGATCGCGGTCGGTAAACTGGTTCGTCAGTGGCAGGAGAAGAAAATCCGGTACCCGAAACTGCTGTCGATGGTGCGATCGGTTACGGAGGAACAGGACTTCGAGACTGCATCCGACGCGAAACGGTATACGTTCGTGGGAACGCTGCTGCCGGAGTTTTCGTCGGTCGGTGCACTGACTGGCGACAAGATCGAAGTCGACGGTAAGCTTACAGATGCGACGAAGTTTTTGCAGGACTATCTGCTGCACTACGAACCGAAGGCGATGCCGCGGCTGATGCAGTACGCAAAGGGGGAGATCGATGCGGTAACGCTCTTGCGCGATCCGTACACGGAGGACTACGAGGACTATAACTCGAAACTGCTGCCGAGGAATGCGACGAGTGCCGCGGTACTCACGGCGCTGTTTGCCAGTGTGGGAATCGAGGCACCCCAAGACATCTACTACGACGCGGAGATGAAAGTCGGTGACAAGGTGCTGCTGTGGTGCGACGGTGAGTGGCGTAAGAAGACGGTTCTCCGTATCGAGGAGGACGGCGGTATATACTGCTGCGCTGACTATGCGTTGCGCAAGATCGATAAATTCATTAAATTAGAGGCGTAGAGTTATGAAAAATCATGCAACTGTCGAATACCGTAACATGCTGCACAAGAATCTTGCCGGTGCTCTGTCCGAATTACGTGAGACCTGTGTAGCCGATTATACCAAGCCTGAGGGGGGGTTTAGGCACTTGTTTAGCCGGTACGGTTTTACGCAGGCTTCCGGTAGCCGCCTTATGAAAGTACTGCGAGAGCTTCGTGCCTGCAAAACACAGGGACACACCCGAAATATGACGCTGCTGTGGGAACCCGCGGTCAGGATTACCGACGATTTCGTGAGCATCGTTTACGAGCGGTATATCCGAAGCAGCTTTTCGTGTGTTCCGAGCAGGATGCTCGTCGACTATACCGATTCGGAACTTCTCGCAGAGGTTCGACGCAGGAATTTAGTACACTGATATATTATGACAAAGAAAAAACTCGTTACCCGTGAAGACGTGTGCTACGTCTGTGGTGAACCTATCGGAGTGATCGTGTATGATGACCGCAAGGAGAAGTACCGTAGTAAAAAGAATACGGTCGTATGCTCCGGCAGTCTGTGCCCCAAGTGTAAGAAGATGGTCGATTACGGCGGTATATTCTTTATCGAGGTAAAGGACGGCTCTAATGGTCTTGAAAATCCGTACAGAACTGGAAGGGTTATCTGCATTCAGGAATCCGATGTTAAGAAGGTTCTCGAAAACTACCAGCCGGTAAACCTTGTCGAGGAATGGCTGTTCTCGGTAATGTTTCCCAAATACGAGAAAATCAATGAAGACCCCAAGTAAGCGGGAGATACTTGTCCTTACGGGCCACCTGTGCCCGAAGTGCGACGAGTTTACGGAATTGGTCGAATCGTCCGAGATATACGGTACCGACTTCGGACTTCTCTACCGGTGCCCGACGTGTCACGCATACGTCGGGTGCCACAAGGGGTCTCTGAATGCAAAGGGGAGTGTCGCCGGAAGAAACCTTCGGGAACTTCGAAAGTCGGCCCACCGCTTGTTCGACGATATGTGGAAATCCGGGGATATGAATCGTGAAGACGCCTACGAGTGGCTGTCCGAAAGGCTCGGTATTCCGCGGTACCTTACACACGTCGGGATGTTCGACGAGGCGCAATGCCGTAGAACTATTAAATTGTGCAAAACGTATGCGAAGGAGGAATGAATGCGGCATATCTGATGAGACCACCGATCGGTACATTTCGCTCGTAGTCTTACCGGGTGAGGACTACATGGACAGCTATCGGTGTACCGAGAGACAGTACCATGCCGATATGCGGCAAGTGGCTGCCGATACGGCTGTCCGCGTATTGTGCCACCTGATCGAATGTGTCCCTACGCAGGAAGACCTTACGCCTGATAAGAAGGTAGGGACGGCGAAGATACTTTACGAACGTCTTAAATTTTGGTGTACACTGTTAAATGGAACTGAGAAGCTATAACGTCGAGAGAATATTTAAGGACTGCACTACCTGTGTACTGGGAAACCTCGTCGGTACCCGAAAGGAGGAACTCGAAAAATACGCTGCCGATATTCTCGACATGATCCGACAGATACCCACGGAGGAAGTCGACGGTAAACAGTGTAACGTATTCGGGTTGTGCCATAACCGCAGAGACGGTGAACAATGGACACCCTATTTGCAAATCATTAGGATGCTGCTGTTGCTGGCTCGTCGCCTCGACTATGTGTATTGGGAGGGAGAGCTCAAACCAGATACGGTTATCTGGTTCAAGATTCCTGCCGCATAATTATTTTAGGTAGTTATATATATATATAAACCAACGCTAAAATGAATTGATATGGGAAAGAAGAAATTTTTAGAAAAATTGGTTTTTGTAAAATGGAAAGATAGCTATGGAGTTGATACTGGATGGAAAGATATTTCAGAGTATTCAGCTTCATTATTGGAAATAAAGAGTTTGGGAAAAGTTATTTATGAAGACAAAGAAATAATATCATTAGCTCAAAATTTTTCCGATGAAACGGATTATAATCCAGAGCAAGCCAATGGAATAATGGTAATACCAAAGGCTTGCATCTCGGAAATCATTTCTTTTTCTTTCAGTCAACTGCTTGAATTAGAGCAGAAGTAGCTACTTGTTTAACACGTCTTGAAGTTTTAGAGTCTCTCAAAAGTTTAGAAGCAATGCTTGTAATTTTGGGAGACACTTTTCATTTTACCCATATATATATAAGTCTGGAAAAACTTTGTTACATTTGTACCGAGGGAGCTTTAATATTTTCGGATATGAAGAAGGAGAAACAGATAAAATCGTATACTCGGCGCACTAAATCGGGAAAGACGGTTACAGTACGTGCGCACTCTGCGAAGTACGACTCAGCCGATGACTTGGTCAAGAGCCTGCTCAAAAAGAAAGGTTCCGGCAAGGAGTTTGAACTTGCCGTCGATACGAAGGGCGTCGATAAACTCGTTAACGAAATGGCCGATTCCGGCAGACTGATAGTACCGGTAAGTAAGGAGGAATTCCGTGCGTGGTACCACGAACCGGACAGTATTGCCGGTAAAGCCGCCGGTAAGAAACTTCGCTCCGTACTCGGTAGCAAGGAGTACAAGAAACTCGATGAAACTGCCAGCAGTGGGTATTCCACCAAAGGACACTCCAAACTGTACGGTACGCTGGATGGCATCATCAACAGTGAGGCCAATGTGTCCAAACGTCTCGACGCGCGTGGGAAGTCTGGTAAGAAGGACATCCTGTACAGCCGCGGAGAGAATACTGGGGACTCCTTCATAACTGCGGCACAACAACTTGCTCGGAGTGACTCGAAAGGTCGTTCGAACAAGAAAGCCCTGCAAACGTTGGTTAGGGCCGGTTTTGTTAAAGACAGAGGCGACGGTGAGTTTCAATTTGCAGACGTTCACGAAGTACCCAGAAGGAATAGAAAATTCTTCGATAAAGTGTTCTCGGCATACGAAGATGAGAGCGATAAATACTGATTTTAGGAGGATTTTCTAAATAAGTTTGTATCTTTGTAGGTGAGCATCGAGGAGGTGCCCACCTATTTTTGTGTCTATGCAGATCGTTTCGTCCAATATTCGCACGGCTGACTATGATCGTCGTAACAGAGTATTGCGAATGACTTTCGTAAACCGGCCGAACTGGTTGTACGAATACTTCAACGTACCGGTCAAGATATGGACGCGCTTTTTGCAGGCAGATAGTAAGGGGCAGTACTTTTCGGCGTACATCCGAGATGCTTATCGTTATCGTAGGTCATTCACACGAAAATAATGGAAGCAATGGCAGTAGTTACGCGAGTATTCGAATTCGATGCGGCGCACCGAGTTATGAACGAAAGAGTGAAGTGTTACAATCTTCACGGACACCGTTTTCGGTTGGAGGTTTCCTTCGGAATATCTCCCAAGTTCTACGATCTGGGTTATCCGATTGATTTCAAGGAATTGAAACGTGTGTTCGGAGCCTACATAGACGAGTTTCTGGATCATGCGTGTATAGTCAATCCGAAAGACCGTGAAGTCATTGATCTGTGCACGCGGAATAAATGGAAACTCTGGGTAATGGGACACGGTGCCAACGTCGATCGAAACCCATCGGCGGAAAATCTCGCCGAGGAGATATTTACGGTGTTCAGGGAACTGGCCCGATTAAGTCCTGAGGAGTTCGATGTGCGGTCGGTTAAACTGTACGAGACACCTAATTGTTGGGTGCAAGTTTCCGAGACACAGGATTACCTCGACGTAGGTGTAAAAAATGCGCTGTTCATGTGGCGCGATAAAAAGGGTACCTTTGAGTACGACAGCAGACGATGCCAGTAAAGAAGAAACCTCTCAAAGAGGACGGTTTTGTATTCGAGACTACCGGTGGTAGTGTTACGGATATTGATACATCGGACATGGCGGGTCGATCCGTATCGTTCGATGCGCACTTCATTACGGGTAAGATCATGGACTTCGGTAAAGTGCTCACCGGAATCCCGCTGTACTCCTATCAAGAAGAGATTGCCTATCGGATCATCTACTCGGTTATAACGTTCGAAGGATCGGTGCTGACGGTGCTACTCTCCCGACAGAGCGGTAAGTCCGAGACTATGGCGTTCGTCATAGATACGCTTACTGTGTTACTTCCGGCACTCGCTAAGATCATTCCCGATCTGGAACAATTTTCGAACGGTTTCCGCGTCGGTTTGTTCGCCCCTCAGTCTGACCAAGTGGTGACGACGTACTCGCGCGCAATGACGCGATTAACGTCAGCAAACGCCGAAATGGTGCTATCCGATCCCGATCTGCTGGTTTCGCTTGAAAGTGAGGTACGACTTAACCTCAGTAACGGGTCGTTTCTTGCCGGTCAAGTCGCCAGCAAACAATCCAAGATAGAATCGAAGACGTATGACCTTATAATCATTGAGGAGGCTCAGGATACGGATGACTTTTTGGTCACTAAGAGTATCGAACCTATGCTCACGGCCACCGGTGGCACCCTCGTAAAAGTAGGTACTACGGGTGTTACCAAGAATCACTTCTGGTATGAAATTCAGGCGAACCGAAACCACGATCGGAAGATACCCGACAAACGGCTTCGGAATCATTTCGAGTATGCCTATAAGGAGATCATTTCGGCACGCCGACACCAGTTCGAGATAGACCATAAGAAGTTCCACCTCAACTACGAGGCCGATATTCTGCGTAAGAAGGAACGTTGGGGGGAGGATTCTCAGGCGTTCAAACTCGCGTATGCCCTCGTATGGGATTTGGAAAGCGGTATGCTTATCTCCGACAAGGAGTTCAATACGCTGCTGAACAGGAAACTCGGTTTTCAGGAACCTTCTACGGGCGACTATGTGGTCGCCGGTCTCGATATTGGTAAGGCGCCGGCTGAAACCGTTCTTACGATCGCTAAGGTATGGTATACGGACGATCCATTCGAAAAACCGTACAAACAGATTCTTGCATGGGTATGTCTCGGAGGTCTCGACTATGAGGCGCAACATCACGAGATTCTTAATTATATTGTGGAGTATAATATTTCCACTATATTTGCGGATTATACAGGTGTCGGCAAACCGGTAGTCGATCGTCTGGTATATGCCTGCGGCGAGTACGTGAATATAGAGCCGTATACGTTCACTGCTCAGAGTAAATCGGATATGTGGTACAATTTCACGTCCGATATACAGACGAGAAGATTGATCGTTCCGGCTAACCGTGTAGTCAGAAGTACTTCTGAGTTTCAGAAGTTCGAGGAGCAGATGAAAAACTGCCAGAAGTATTTCAACGGTGCCTACATGGTGTGCGAGAAGTCCGAGGGGTACTTCGACGATATGGTAGATAGCTGCGCGTTAATGTGTCTTGCGGCTAACGCCCAAAGGGAGGCTGAATCCGAATTGGAAGTCGATGATAACCCGTTGTTCTCCAACTTGACGAGCAATGCGTTTGCCATGCACAGAAACTCTTACTGATATGGACGCAAGGAAGACAGTAAAGACGCATATCCGGAGATTGAAGTCCGGCAGGGTGATTACGGTTCGTGGGTATACTGCATCCTATAAGGTCGCTGCACGGAAACAGGGTTCCGGTACTGAGCTGTCCGATCTTGCCCGAAAGAAGGAACAGTTCCGAATCATCCAGCGAAGCAACCCCATGTTCGATGACGTACACACTGGAATACGAGCTGTGGGTGACATAATGACGTTCCGAGAAGCCGTCGATACGCTCAAAGATTATTCGGATAGTGACTATGTGTACCCCGATTTCACGAATAAGGATGCTCGGGAGGCTCTCAAACGAGGAACCGTAACTATATACAGCAGCTACCCGATAAAAGCGGGTGTGTTTGTGTCCCCGAGCAGGATGAATGCCTCAGACTACGCAGGCGGTGGTAAGGTATACTCTAAGGAGGTGCCGGTTAACAGTGTTGCATGGATTGCAAGTGATGAAGGGCAGTACGCCCCTATAAAATGATAATGCTATGGGAGTTAACGTAGGTGGAATGGACCCTACCGGTATGGGTTCCTACTCCGGTTATCCGGGTTCTAAATACTGGAATGTGGACAGTCGTCCGCTCTCCGAAGCTACGAGCGTACTGCGTTCGTTCGTGGTTACGAATATCATTCAGGACAGTCAGTGGGAGATCGACCGCATAACGCGGTACTATCTTTTCTGGAAGTTCTACAAGGGCCTTCATTGGAAGGACTTCAATGACGGCCTTATTTCGTTTAACTATGTCCGCGCCTTTATAGATAAGGTATCGATGTTCCTGCTCGGTAACGAAGCTTTCTCGCTGCAAGTGAAAAGCTACTACTCCGATCAGATCGATCCCCGTCTCGAAAGGGTCGCCGAGCAGCTTCTTATGTATCACTGGGGAAAATCCGACAAATTGCAGCTCGCTTATGAGATACTGCAAATGGGCAGTATTACCGGTGACTGTTGGATAGGTGCTTCGTGGCAGGACGGTGAAGACGACAAGTTCGTCAAGGTTCAGGTATACGATTCCCGTCAGTGCTTCCCCCAGTTCGAGAACGGTGACTTCGACAGGATGAAAAGCTTCCTTGTCCGTCAACCTCTCGATTCGAATAAGAACCAACCGTACAAAATGTATGTGGTCAAGATCACGAAGGATTCCTACGAAACGTGGTACCAGCGCGACGTGACGCTGAACGAATCGGAGATCGTTAAGTATGAATCCAAGAAGACCAAGAACAAATACGGGTTCATTCCGGTAGTACATATCAAGAACCGCCCCAATTCGGAAGGTTACTACGGTGTGTCCGACGCAAACGACATATTGAAGCTGAACAAGGTGTACAACGAGATGAACCAGCAGGTAAAGGCCATCATCGACTACCATGTTACGCCTACGACGGTCATAACAGGTGCCTCGGCGAAGTCCCTTAAAAAGGGTCTCGGTCAGATATGGTCTGGTCTCCCTGCCGAGGCCAATGTGTTCAACCTCGGTCTGGATGTCGATCTGTCGGCTACGATCGAATTCATCAAAGACCTCAAAACGGCGATGCACGAATTGTCCGATGTGCCTGAAAACGCACTCGGTAAGATTCAGGCCATAAGCAATACCTCTGCCGCCGCATTGCAGATAACGTATCATCCGCTCATCCAACAGGCCAACCTGAAAGCCACTACCTACGGCGAGGGGATAACCGAGATGAACACGATGATTCTGCGGATTCTCGAAATCGAAGACCCGCGGAACAAACGTCTGCGCGAGCTGAAAAAACTCGCTCCCAATTTCCGCTCCGAGATGCGTATCGTACCGGTGTTCGCCTACGGTTTCCCGAAGGATCGAATGGATGAACTCAACCGTGCCGAGATCGAACTCCGATTGCAGCTCGGTTCCCGCAAAGAGATCATGGAGCGTATGGGCAAACAGAACATCGACCAGCTTCTTGAACAGATCGACGACGATACGCTGCATAAGGCACTGTTGCAACAGAAGCTCCAAGAAGCCCTCGGCGGCGGTGTTCCTCCGCCTCCGGGGTCTAACCCGGATGACGATCCTTATTCTGTCGACGACGGAAACATGGATGAATTCTCGGAATAACGAATAAATTTTGTTTTTACCGAAAATCTGTTTACTTTTGGACAGGCTATCAGTAGTTTCTTTTTGTCTAACTTAAAACTTTTGCGCTATGGCAGGTTTGCAAACCCTTGATAAGGGCAATCCCGAAGCTCTGCATGACATCGGTCAAAGCAAGGCTCCTATGGTCGGCGAGAAGTTCGTGAATCCGGGTACCCCGGAGGCGGCTCTCGTTTCGTATGACCAGCTCACGCAGGCCAAAATCCGTGGTAACGGGTCTGAGGTTATGCGTACCAACATCATCAAGTAACGAGAAAATCCAAAGAACTTAACAAATCCACCGTAGAAAAAATCGTATGGAACCGAACGAAAAAACTATCGTCATCCCGGAGAGTATTGAGATCGATGGCCACTCTTACGTGGTGAAGGAGACTCCGGCACTTATGGAGTTCCGACAGCTCGTTGAAAAGGCCGAGAAGAACAAGCTGTACTCCACCTTCGCAACGCTGCGTCAGCAGATCAACGACCTCAAAGCTACACAAGTCGTCCAACAATCCGCTCCCTTTGATTTGGGCGCCCTTGTCGAAGCTCTTAAAGGTGAATTCGCTACCCGCGAAGATTTGCAGGACATCGTAAGCAAGGCCGTACAACCGGTTAACAACGATCTTGAACAACGTAGACAGCAGGAACTCGCTGAGTATCGCGAGCGTCTCATCAAGGACAACGAGGGGAAGTGCATTCCCGAACTGGTCAAGGGTGCTACGAGAGAGGAGATCGACGCCTCTATGAAGGAGAGTATCGCGCTTCTCAACAAGTACCACGGGCCGTTTATCGACCCGCCTCAGGGAAAGACGGTTGACCCGCTTCTCGTCAACGCCGAAAGAAGGGCTGTTGCAAGTGGTGAAGTCCTCGAAATCCCTGCGAAACCGACGCCGGTAAAGGATGACGGTAAGAGTCCGATCCCTGTCGTGCCCACGCGGGCAATGCCCGAAGTTTCAACCGCTCCCGCAACACGGAAGATGACTATGGAGGAGTTCGCTCAACAACGAGAGGCAATCCTCCGTAACCTCGAAGCCGAGTACGGGGCACAATAACAAAACGTCTAAACTTTTATAAGATGCTTACTGTATTTATTTCGTTTGTAGCGTTCGCGCTCGTCAGCATGACGGGGTTCGCGTTCGGTGAAACGACCTCGGCTATCGCTAACAGCGGTGGCTACACTTCGATTCCCGAAGCCGTTCGTGACTTCTACTCGCGGGAGGTTCTGTTTCAGGCCCAGCCTCGTCTGCGTTTCGCCCAGTTCGCAAAGGTGAAACGTGACCTTCAAGCCATTCGTGGCAAGTCTATCGTTTTCGTCAAGTACAACAATCTGACCGGTGGCGGTTCTCTGGAAGAGGATGACGTCCTCACGCCCGAGGCAATGTCTACGGCCGAAGTCGTGGTTCCGGTTAAGGAGCAGGGCAATTCTACGCAAGTTACCGAATACCTTCTGCGCACGTCGCTGCTGGATGTCCTCGGTGACGCATCGCGTCTGCTGGCCAACAATATGGCGGTAGTCCTCGACGGACAGTTCCGCGACACGGTATTGCAGACGACCAACGTTATTTATGGTAATGGCAAGAAGTCGCTCGCAACGCTTACCGCTACGGATTACTTTAACACGGTCACGGTTAAGGACGCTGTTGAGATTCTGGCTACTAACAACGCACCGCGTATCAATGGCGACTTCTATGTATGTATCGCCCACCCGCACCAGCTGCGCACGCTTCGTGACGACAAGGAGTGGATCGAGGCCAATGTATATATGGGTCGTCGTCAGCTCTATATCGGTGAGGTAGGTATGTACAACGGCGTTATCTTCGTCGAGACTACGCAGATGCCCGTTCTGGATTCCGCCAAGATTCAGGAGAAGTATGGCTCCGGTGCTACGATTACGACCGGCTACGAGGCTGTCTTCTTTGGTGAAAACGCCTATGCGTGGGCTATCGCTCTCGACGTCGAGCTTCGTGACGACGGCGTTATCGAACTCGGTCGTAAGCACACGCTCGGCTGGGATGGTATCTGGGGTACCGGTATCATCGAGGAGAAGAACATCGTCAAGGCTCTCACCGCGTAAGCGGTGGGGCCTTCTCCTTTAACTTTAACTTTAACAATTCACTATTATGGCAAGACAAGTAAAGTCCGAAGGGACTGACCAGCTCGAAGTAAAGACCGAACCCGAAGTTACGAAGGTTGAGGAAGTAGAGGTTGAACCCGAAGTCAAGAAACCCACCGCTGCCGTTACCGGCAAGGTGACGAAGAAGACCCGGATTCACTGTGTGGAGAACGTCGATTGCATCGTTGCGGGCAATCGGTACAAGTTCCCGAAAGGAAAAGAAACGGAAGTGCCCGATGATGTGGCGGCCATTTTGTCCTCCGCTAAAAAGGCATTCAGAATGTAAAATTCATGTCTGCGACACAGGTAACTTTGAACGAAATTATGACAGCGGTTCGGGAGTTGACTTTCGACCGCTTCATAATTCCTGCATTCGCACTTAAAGCGATGCCGGGGTACATCGTCGAGGTGGTTCCTCCGGTTATTCCCAAGAACGTATTCAACCGTCATATGGACGGAGAGTATGCCGACGCCGAACGCGAGAAGGGAATGCCGATATACGGCGATGTAGTTATCAATGGAGGCGATGCCGAGACTACTACTACTTCCAGTAGTTACGAGATTCGCCCCGGGACTACTGACCCTACGTTCGTTACACGGCTCGATGCAGGAGATGCGAGTGCCATTGAAGAAGGCGGTTATCTGGAAATTCGCAAAAATGACGGTAGCGATACGAAGCGCTTCTACTTTACGGAGTACTACACGTTCAATCTGTTGTTGGACGCGCTTATCGCAGAAGGAATCGTAGTGGCCTACACGCCGTATTTCAAGGGTGACGAGCTTACGAGTACGCTTATCAAGGTCGCTGCACGTGACGCAGACGAGGATGTAACATTTTTCCGCAGATACTTTTTCTCTGACTGGGAGATCGCTAAGATGATCTCTTGGTATTATTTCAAGGTTCTCGATATAAAGGATGTTGACCTTACGGATGAAACCGTGGGTAAACTTATCCGACCTTCCGAACAACATTTAGCCATTTGGGTATCGTATTACCTCGTCGACAGACGGCGCGTATACGAAAATGCCGCAGGTTCCATAGGCCAGTCATTTACTGATGGCTCTGATTATACTGGCTCCGGTACCTCGGGTACCCCCTTACAAACTACCGTACAGATAGGTTCAGTGTTCACCATTACGGAGGACGCTACGCAAGGATTCTTTTACGAAGATTTTAACCGTGTCGGCTCCGATAACGTATGGGGCGACAGATACTCGTTCTGGTACCGTCTTATGCTGTACCTCAGAGGTCTTCTTGAAGAACAATTCGGTGATTACTCCTTGCGGAAGGACAATGTTATACCGGGTTATATCCAACTTATTCGAGAATACGATTTCCGTGCGTATTACGATTCGTATCCGTTCAGTCTGTCACCTCTTTCGAGAGGTATCTTATCAAGGGTTCCATAATGGATATAGGTGTGCTCCATAGCGTTGTTGGGGAAGTTTGGGTTCCTGTAAAGGGATTCCCTAACTACGTCGTATCCAATCGTGGAAGGGTTTACTCCCTCACACGTGAGGAGACGTGGGGTGATTGTACACGTATCCGACAAGGTAGAATTCTTACACCTCGCTTAGGAGACCGTGGATACTACTATGTTGTACTGTGCGATAACGGTAGAAACCAAACTAAGAACGTTCATCGGCTCGTTGCCGAAGCGTTCCTGCCGAATCCCGAACATTTGGAGTGCGTAAACCATAGAGACGAGTGCAGAACCAATAATGACGCCAGCAATCTCGAATGGTGTACGGTAGCTTACAATGTTACCTATGGGAATGCCAAGAACAAAACCAAACAGCGGTTCATAGAGACCGGTTGGTCGCGACCTGTTGAACAGTACGACAGAGAAGGAAATTTCATCGCCGCTTTCGCGTCCGTTAGCGAGGCTGGTCGAAGTATCAATAGAAACCCCGGAGGTATATCTGCCTGCTGTAATGGAACCCGAAATATAGCCTATGGCTACGTGTGGAAGTACGGAAAAAGTCGTTTATACAGTTGAGCTATGCTTGTATCTAAGGCCAAGTTTTTACAGTACCAAGCTATGTTTTATAAGAAGTTGCTCGCAACACCTTATAAGATACAGCTTGAAATCGTGACTGTCCGAAAACCTGACCAAACCGAAGAATTTACCATAGAATCGTTCGTCGGTGACAGCGTAAGAGAGTCGACATTTTACGAGTTCAGAGCACTGTACGAAAAAGAGATACCTGAACGTACCCGTGAGAAGTATGGCCTACCGAAGGAAGTAAATGGAGTTGTCTATCTCTCCCCGAAACAGCTTGTGCCGAAGCTGGGTGATTATCACCTCGATTGGAACAGGACGAAAGTCCACTTTGAAGGAAGAACCCAAGTTATCGATAGAATAATCTATCTCGAAGATTTTAAGGAGTACGGAAGCTGCATCGGTTTGCAAATATTCGTTAAGGATGATTTGAAAGGAGGATGATATGACTACCGTAAAAGAACATCGACGCAAGAGGCGGAACAAAGTTTCAGTTGTAAGACGCCACAATCGAAAGGACAAAGTATCTGCATATCGTGGGGCTAAGGAGTTTTCCGATGCTTCGCGTGAAAAACTTTCTCAGAAGGGGGAGGCGCTTCCTGACGGTTCGTTTCCCATTACGAACAAGAGGGATTTGGCGAATGCCATATCTGCATACGGCCGTTCCAAGAATCCCGAGATAGTCAAACGTTGGATCATCAAACGGGCTAAGGCTCTCGGTGCCCGGGATATGCTCCCCGAAAATTGGTAGTATGGCCAAAGCGAAAAATACCAGTGTCATTCCGAGGTACCCGGAATACCAGAGGTTGATCGTTCGTGAACGAACCCCCGCGAAACCTTTCCGCGAGGAGAACGAAGTTCTGGCCGCCTACGAACAAGTAGGGAACATTCCCGACCGTAGTACTACGAGCTGGACACCCGGATTGCTCGATCCGTATTACAGAAACGAGTGTTGAGTATGAAACCGTGCGACAAACGTCCCGGAAAGGTCAAACTTAATCCGCGGACACATCTTCCCGAGATGACTTCATGGGGTCTCGGAACTGGTATTCCCCCGCTGACGACCGACCCGGAGAATCCGATCAAGCCGTTCGCCGACTACGTTATGGAGGACGACGATCGCTACCCTTACGACCGCAGATGATACCTTTCGCGATAGGAGCTGTTCTAAGACTTGCGTCGAAGGTGCCTCGTAGACTTACGAAGGTGCCCCGAACGTTGCTTAAAGCGCCCAAGTCGAAGATACCGAAGACGTACAAGTTTAAGGAGGACATGGATGCACTCGGTGCTCAGATCGCTGAGGAGTTCAAGGAGACCGTAAAGAGGAATATCGAGACCAACAAGTTCAAGTATACTCTTGCGGAATCCACACGAAAGAAAAAACACGGCGGCGTTCCTCTTATAAACAGCGGCGTTATGCTCGACGCCATCTATCGGGAAGGCACCTTCGTATCTGTGGAGGACACTCCACGTACTGATAGCCCACTCACGAACTTACAGCTCGCTAAGGTTCACGAGTACGGTACGAAGGATAAACACATTCCGGCCCGCCCCGTATGGCGAGATTCATTTGCGGCGTTCAAACCCGTTGCGCGAAAGCGCATCGAACAATTCTTTAAGAAACATGGCAGTAAACGTTAAGTCCTACAAACGTAGAAGTTCCAAAGGAAAAGTCTATACGGTTCGTGCATATTCCAGAGGCGGTAACAAGAAGGTAAACCTCGACGGAATGGAGATTAACCGGAAGGCCCCTACCATGTCCGACGAGGAGTTCGATCGGTTGCAGGCGAAACAGGATCAGGAGATGCGTGAGTTCATTCAGAACTTACAAGGCGTCGCCAAAGCGTATGGCGTCAAGGGGGGTACTGAGAAACTTATCCAACCCCGCTCCAAGAATCCTATTGCTAAGGCTAAGGCCGATACTAAGTCTGAGACCGCTCGTATCATGAAGGAGATACGTCCTACGTTGTCCGGTAAGCCACCGGTCGACACACCGCGCAAGGGTGGTTTTTTCGGTAAGCTCAAAGCGATGTGGAACGAAGAACTCGCCAAAGCCGCTAAGAAGTACGGCACATACGACGAGTTTTTCGGTACGGGGATACCTAAGGGAAACGCGAAACAGAAACGGAAGAAGTAAATGGATCAACTTATCGCACGTCTCATGGATGTATTCTCCGTGGGGTACATGTTCTGCGTCATAGCCGGTTCGTATATGGTTATACGGCTCATCGATCACTGCAACGGTGCGCAGAAAGTTCCTACGTGGCAGAAACGCTGCGTTACGTGCGTTATCGGGGCACTGTTCTTTGCGGTGTTTCGCGAGTACACGGAGGAATCCTTCGAAAGTCTGTTAACCTCGTTTTTCGCGTCGTTGTTTGTGTATGACAGCGCTATAAAGTGGCTGCTGAAAAAACTTAACTCAGGGTACAAATGTTAAGCTCCGTTTCACAGGTTAACGAGCAGTTTTTCGCTCTGTTCTCCGGTATCAAGATCAAAGATCACGGTACCGGTGCACTTATCGATGTACCGGTACGGTACGCACGGAAATCCGCTTATGACTACACGGAGGAGCAGGAGAACCAAGTGTATCCGTGTATAGCTATTCAGGATTACGCCCCTACGCTCAGAGACGAATGGTGGGTCGAGTTCAAGGAGTACTCCGGTGGATTATCCGATGATGAACTCACGGCGTATCTGTATCGAAGACCGGTATGGATGGATTTCCGCTATGATGTCAGCATCGCCGCAAAAAGTTACTTTCAGATAAATGCTCTCAAAGATGTATTTACACGGTTCATGCTGGAACCGTCGTTTCTGTTCAACAAGAGCGTTATCGATGACGAGGATTCCGTAGGTGACGTCGTTCCGTTCACCGTCAGAATTACTGACGTACCGCGCACCGATGGAGTTCAGGAAGTGAACTACGAATTCACTTTGCAAGTGTGGCTGTACGCGGTCGAACCGAAAGAGGTTGCGGTTATTCAGAAAGTTATTCTCAATGCCGAAGCCGTTACGGTTATTGTGTGACGTATTTTTGCGTCACAACTTGCAAAATCGGAATAATTTTCGTTATCTTTGAGAAAAATTAAGGACTATGGCTAAGACGGTAGAGACCAAATCTTCTGAGGTGAAAACCTTGATGAACGCCGGCAGTATGCGGGTCGAACTTCGTGTCGAAGGGAAACTCGTCGTGCTTATGCCCGGACAACGTTGTACGGTTCCGGCTTCTATGAAGGTTCCTCGTATCTGTGGGTTGTTCGTAAAGTGATTCAGAACGGATGATCGACAAACTGAAACTCGTCTGCGACAAGAATGATCCGGCCGACAGGAAACTTCTCCTTCTGGCCGAATTGTTCGACGAAAGATGTCAACTTCTCGAAGAACATCAGACGGAGATGAGTTCCCGTTTGGAGAGTACCAGCCGAAAACTGGATGACATACTCAAACAGTTACAGACGATAACCAATGCCGAGGAAACGTGTCCGGTGCGAAGGGATGCGGAATCTTTCAACCTCCTTATATTCTTCATGGAGTACCCGAAACTGGTTATCGTTTTAATGCTCGGACTGGTTTTCATCATTTCAGGATTCGTAAGCCATGACCTCTGGTCGATATTAAGGGGTATTTTTAACGTATGAAGAATATCTGTATAGTTCTCGATCCTGCGCACGGTAAGGAGGTTCCCGGGAAACGAAGTCCCGATAACTCGCACAGAGAGTATTTGTGGAGCCGTGAACGCTGCCGGAATCTTGCGATCGCACTCAGATCGCTCGGTTACGAAGTGTTTTTTACGAATTCTACCGAGTACGAGATCGGTCTGTCCAAGAGGCAGCGAAACGCTCTTTCGGTAAAGACCGACAAACAGAAGTTTCTCCTATCCCTTCACAATGACGCCGTGGGTTCCGGTACGTCGTGGAACAATGCCCGCGGCTGGTCTGTATGGACTACTAAGGGGGTAACGAAGTCGGATGAATGCGCGAGCATCATCATCGATCAACTTCTGGAAGATTTCCCGGGGTATAAATTCAGACAATACTCCGTCCAAAAACTCGATAGGGACTTTGAAAGCAATTTCACGGTTCTTATGGGAAGCGGTTACATGGCCGTTCTCGTCGAGTGGCTGTTTCAGGACAACAAGTATGATGTGGCCGAACTGAGTAAACCGGAGGTAAACGCTCGTTTCGAGCGATCGATCATCGAGGCTATCGAAAAAATTAACGACCATTTCAGTAGATGAAAACCTTTAAGAGCATAGCTTTGTTTTTTCTTATCGGCATAATAATAGCCCTTACTTGTACCTGCGTGCATTATGCCAGTAAGTGCAAGGCGCTCGAAAGGACGAGTAACGTAAAGGAGTACATCGACAAGATTCATAAACTCCAAGATTCCGTTAATCGGCTCGTTGTGGTTCTCGATGAATCCAAAAGAATCGTTTCGCTGCTTGAAGCTGACAAAAAGAGACTCAAAACTCAGGCGAAAAAAATATTGGAGAACTATGAGAAGCTCGATTCTATGCTTTTGGATTTTGGTATCGACGATAACATCGAGTTTTTGTCAGAATACCTATCCGAGGAAGATGATCCTGAACCAGACGGACACCGTAGTAGTGATAACTCCGGTGCAGCTGGTGAAGATAAATAGAGGACTGAATAAGGTTCGGATGCTGGAAACCCTGAACGAGAATTACCTTGCGCGTCTCGTCGTTTCCGATTCACTGAACAAGGTTCTTACCGGTACGATCGAAACTCAGGAAACGGTCATCTTACTGTGGAAGGAACACGGTAAGACCTCTGAGGAGATCATAAACACGCTGGAAGATTCCATGCGTGAACAACAACGAAGAAACAAACGTACCCTATGGGGTGTCGGTGCCGGTTGTGCGGCCGCCGGTATTCTTATCGGGTTGATTTTATAACGATAAAACAGGGAGCAAACTTAATTCGTATAACAATGGCAGATGTAGGTATCTCTATCAAAGAAGGCGTAGCGAATGGTGCGTCTCCTTTCAAAGACCCCTCGATGCATAACGTCGGATTACTCGGTATGTTCACCCGCGGGCCGAAACTGGTTCCCACGAAGGTATCGAACATGGAGGAGTTCAACGAGATGTTCGGAGGGCAGAATTCGAACTACTTTGGGCCGGCGGTAGTCAAAAATCTGTTCGATGAAGCCGGTGAGGCTCCCGTTACGCTGTACCTGTCTCGCGTAGTGTCGGCGGACAGTGTTGTAGCGTCTAAGGAGCTGTCGGCTACTACCGCCGTCACATTGCAGTGTAAGGCCGGTTACAAGGGTACTCCCGATCCGGGTGCATGGGCCAACAATAAGGTCAATCTTACGTTCTATCCGTTCGGTGTGTATGCTGACGAGAAGTATGCACTCGCCGTTTCCTATAACGGTTCTACGGAGACGTACATCGCGGGTACCATTGCGGAGATCGTAAGTCAGGTCAATACGGCCAGCAAGTGCATTACGGTTGCTATGACTGGAACTGAGGAAACCGGTAACGCGCGCTACAAGGTTACTTCGGTCGGTTCTTTCACGGCAAAACAGGGTGACACGCAACTCACTGGAAGCGCTGCTCCTACCGGTGCGGCGGCTGGTGATACGCTGTATTCGGCTTCTTATGAGAAGATCGGTGTCGTGGCCAGCGTATCCGGTAACAACATTCTGTTGCAGGGCATGGCTCTCGTCGATGTTTCCGGTACGGTCAGCAAGTTGACCGGTACGCTCGTTACGGGTACGCTTACGGGCGGTACGGACGGTAACGTTACGGAGGATTACTTCGGTGACCAGTTCAACAGTTTCGACGGTGCCGACGTTCAGATCATGGCTCACACGGAGTATCATTCGCTCGACGTCGAAAAGAAGTTCAACGCCTATCTGAACGAACAGAAAAGTCCGATCGGCGTTATCACGTTCCCCGTCGACTTCTCGGAGAGCATGGCCGAACTCTACTACAACGCGCTGCGTTCGAACGACAAGAGTTTCATGGCCGGCGGTTACGAGGGTTGGATAACGGTTCTCGACAGTGACGGCAATCGTGTGACGATCCCCAACATCGGCGCGGTTATCGGTGCTGCGTATCTGCGCACGCCGTATGCGAGCGGCAATTACATCCATATTCCGCCGGGCGGTCTTGATTCGCTGTTTACTACCGTCGTAGACGTTACGCCCCGTAGCTTCACGCAGGCGACGATCAACCGGCTCGTTCAGAACTACCTCTGCAACGTGCTGCAATACGTCGAGGATACCGGGTGGTACGTCGGGACGTCGCGGTCGTACTCGACGAATTCGCTGTACCAGAGCATTCACACGCGGTTGCAGACGTCGTATTATGTGCGCGTCCTGAAAAACAAGCTCCGTTTCATGGAGCAAAAACCGAATACCCCCAGTATCCGGCAGGAGGCTCTGGTGGAACTCCGTACCTATTTCAAGGGAGAGTACGATGCCGGTGCCCTCGAAAACAGCGTTGCCTTCGACAAGGCATATCAGGCGATCTGCGACAAGAGCAACAATCCCGCCGGTCAGGATCGCAAACTCGTTAACATTACGGTAATGTGGATTCCTACCGAGTGTATCGAGAGCGTCGTGCTGTCGCTGCAAAGAAACGATGGAATCCTGTTAATTGAGGAGGAGTAAACTATGGCAAAACCGCAAAAACCGCAGGACGCTTTCGTAGCGAATGGCTGGTACCTGAATCTTCCCGTAGCTGGGATTCTTTCCAATGGCCTTTTCGAAACGTTGGAGGGTATGGGCAAGTCTTCCGGTAACGTAGAGATGGTTGATGCAGGAAGCAACCACGTCTACAACTTTACCGACCAGCTTACCCGTTATGACGAGATGACGCTCACCAGAACGTATCAGGGGAATTTCGCCGACCGTGCTATGGAGGCTCTCGTCAGTACGATGATCGAAACCGGAATGAAACTTCCGGCTACCGCCGTCAAGATGCACCACGGACAGGAGGTGTTCACGGTGGTATTCGAGGGATTCCGGTTCACAGCCGCACGTTACCCGACGTTCGACGTTGGAAGCTCTGAGAAGTTCACCGTCACCTATACGGCGATGTGCGACGGCTGGGAGATTGTTCCTACCAGCGTGTAACGACAAATTCTTTTAACACTATACAGGATTATGGACAGTTTGATTTTCGATCTTCCCATCGGACTTCGTTCTGGTGGGGACGTATTGAAGGGGGTAGAATTACTTCGTACTAATGGTGTGGCAGAGAAAGTTTTCGTGACCAAGATTCCCGAACGCCCCTATACGTGGCAGGGAAACGTCCTTGCCGTAGCGATCAAGAGCATCGGTAACATCGAGATCGGTGCCGAGGCCCGCAGATCATACGTCAAGGACAACGCGGTTACGATACCCGAGGCGGTTAAGAATCTCACGATGGCGGATGTAAATACGCTTCTCGTGGAGATTCACCGCCGGTTGTGGCAAAGTTTCATCCCCCGTCAGGAGGTTATTTGCAAGTACTGCGGGAAGCGTCTTCTCGCGGATATTGATCTCGATAAGATCGATTACCGCGACGAGACGAAGGAGTTCATGGAGGAGTGCCCGAATTACGACGAGATCGTGGTCGACCTTGTTTCCGGTTTCACCCCTCCGTCGCTCGGTAAAATAACGGATAAACCCGAATACGCCGACGTTCTGCAAACCGAATACAACCGTATGACGTTCCGTGCGCCGCTGCTGCGCGACGCGATAAAAAACGAACGGAAATTCTCGGATTCGATCGGTTTCTGGCGCTGCATCGCGAAGGACTGCCTGCTGCGCGTCGAATCGGTGGAGGACGGTACCGTTACGAGCGTTCTCCCGACGGAGTTCCACACGTACTACGGAATGAAGCTCTACGACGAGTATCTTTCCGGCAAAGACCTCAAAGCGATCCGCTCCGCTCTGACGGAGTACCTTCCTACGCTTCCGTTCGCGTATTACGACCGGTGCGGATGTGACGAGCAAAGAGAGATACCCTATTCGATGGAGGCGTCTTCTTTTTTCTCGGAATGACGTTAAACATCGGAATCGCTAAGTTCGTCAATAGAGAGTACCCGATGTTCGGCCTTTGGGCTTTACGAAGGGATACTCTCTTTTTGCCGAAAGATATTTCTCGCGATCCGAACAGTGAGGAATATTATAGTTTAACGTCGCAGGTGTACTTTCTTATGAAGCGTTTGCGTCAACAGTATTCGGAGATCATGCTCATGGATACCGAGGATCGCGAAACGTTTTTTCACATGGAGATGGAGGTCTTGAATAAAGAACTCGACGCCTCCAAAAACAAGTAGCTATGGCCGGTAAATTGAGGGGTGGAGACCCGCAGTTTTCATACGATTTCGGTGTAGCCGTATCTACGGCTACTCTAAGCAAGATCACCAGACTTACCGGTGTCACCTTGTCACTGGCGGGTGCGTACTACGCGCTGCAAAAAACCGCTACGGAGTACGTCGATACGCTTAAACCGAATGCGATGCGCTTCGGCGGGTACCTCAATACGATGCAGACGACGGCCAAGTTACAGGATCGTATCGCTAAGGGGCAGACGTCGTTCTCCGTGCAACAACAGATGCGCGGAATGAACGATCTTATGTCGGTCGGCATCAAGGCCAGCGAAAATCTCGACTTCCTCGACAAGAGCGCTCACGCTATGGGTGTAAGTTTCGATGAATTCGCCGGGGCCATTTCCAATGGTATCCGTGGAAACATGTCGGGACTGGTTCAAATGGGACTTCTTACGGAACGCTCCACGCGCTACTTCGAGAAGTATCAGGCGAACACCATTCAACGACAACAGGCGATCCTTAACTTCGTGAAGGAGCATAAGGGATTGCAGACACTCATCAAGAACGACTTCCGCACGATCAAAGACGGTACTGCACAGATTTCCGGTATATGGAAGACCTTCATGCAGAGTGTCGTCGGTGATCCGAGAAATCCCGACAGTCTGTACGGAAGCGTAGTCGGTGTGTTCGACAAGATCGGCGGTGGACTGTCCAAGTCTTTGGAGTACATCAAAAGGGCCGGTTACATGGTCGGCAGAGTTCTCGGATGGTTCGTCAAACAGATCGGTGAGTTCGTCATGTGGGTCGGAAGGGTCATAAACAAAAGTCTCGACGGCTCCAAGAAGATTCTCGACAATTACAGGGAATCCACGAACTCGCTTATCGTATGGCTGGAATTCATGAAGCTTCGGGTGGTCAAGTTTTTCCAAGACTATCAGGAACCCATAAAGACCACTCTCAAACTGCTGCTGGCGTACAAGGCGCTTAAAACGGTGTTCCTTATCTCTAAGGCGGCGATCAATTCCGCATGGGCGTATGCTGCGGCGATAAACAGTATCGGAGGCGGTCTATACAGAGGGATACGCCGTCCGTTCATACGCGGTAAGTGGAGAACCGGACGAATGCTACAAAATCCTGCCAACTACCGTGGCGGCGGTTACAAGGCGCATGGTTTGCAGAAGGGTTCGAGAAAGCGCCGCTGGATGTACATCAAGAACATGTTCATGAAACCGAAAACGCAGACTAAGATCGCTGCGTCGTTCGGTATGCTGAAACGTTCGGGGCCGATCATCAAGACTATCAGTGCTGCACTGCTCAACGTAGGGAAAATAGGTCTTAAAGGTATCGTAGGAGGTACGTTAGGCGCCATCCTTCTCGGTTTCGAGGCTCTCAAAATCTACATCAAGGATATTCTCGGTCTTTCCGAGGAGTGGGACAAGTCCATGCAGAGCATCTGGCGATTCGTTAAAAGTATCGGAACGCTGGTATCCGATGCGATCGGCAGGAAGTTCGAGAAGTTCAAGACTAACTGGGACATCATGGGCAACCAGCTGTTGACTGCGTGGAACAATTTGGTTTATGGTATCGGTAAGACGTGGCGAGACTTCATGCGTACCGGCGTAGGTAAGATGCTCGCATGGTTCTTCGGTATGAATAAAGCTAACGCTGCTGCGGGTCTTGCCGGAATCACCAACGGTTTCGATTCCGCGGCTGACTACATCAACATGGTCAACGAAAACAACAAGGGGGCGCATCTTACCGAGATGGAGAGGCTACGCCAACGTCAGGAGGAGACCAAAATGCTCAGCGACATATCCGCCTTGCGCCGGCAGGCATTGAAGGCCCGTTCGATGGAGGATATAAGCGCATTGGTCAAGGCTGCCAAGTCCGACTTCCAGATAACGATAAACCTGCCGGAAGGCGTTACCGACGTCGTGGCTCTTTCGGATATTATCATCGACCGCCTCAGCTACGAGATGGAAACCAAAGCTACTCGTAACGGAGAAATTTATCAACCAGCCGTGTTACCCAGTATTTATGGCAATAATTAATGACGCAATAGGAGGTTTGCAGAGGCGGTTCCGGTCGTTGTTCAATACGAATACGGGGTCGGCCAACGGTCATTATTTTTTCCGCACCTCAAAGAACAGAGGCTATCTTATCCGCAAAAGGGATACGCTCAATACGGTAAACCTCGAAAAGGGGTACGTGTTTCAGTTCAACCCTCAGCAATTGATGGATACGAAGTCTTCTACGTGGAGTACGCGCAACTACCCCGGGCTGTCGTACAACGATTACGTGTGGGCCGGAGGCGGCGAGCGTATCGTGACGTTCGAGCTTATGCTGGACGATACCCCCGGATCGCATACGACGTACTTCCTCCCCGATACGGTGGCCGCTACGATAAAGAATACGCCCGTACCCGCTGCCGTGGTGGAACAAAAACGGAACCGCGATACGCTTGCCACGGCTTTCGGTGTTCCGACGATACCCACCAGTAAGGAGACC